GTGCCTGACAATACTCCATCAATCATATCGAAATGGAGGGGTTATGTGTGAGTTTGAAGATGTAGAAGAGTATTTGCCTGATAGCGTCAGAGAGATTGTAGCGGTGATTGGTTTGCCTGCGACGGAGAAATTTGTTAAAGCCTTTGGGGGCTTTTCGTTTCAGTTCTCAAAGTCTGCTAAGTATTTTGATAAATTGCGTGAGGTGTTGGGGCAAGAAGATGCGGTCAAACTGCAAAGTTATATGCAAGTGGGTGAGGTCTATATCCCTCGCTGTGAAACGGCATTGCGGATTTTGCGAAATCAACAGCTTTATGCGGATTTTTGCCATTTGACCGAAACGGAAAAGTTAAGTGGGCGGATGGCGATAATGCGATTGTGTCAAAAATATCAAATTTGTGATCGCACGGCGTGGGAGGTTGTGCGGTATTATCAACGTTATAGAGCTGTAGCTCAATCTGTCTTGTTTTAGTGTGGAAAGCCTTCCCATACTCTCTTTACTCTCAATTCTTTAAAGTCTCTTTAAGTATCACTTAAAGAGGCTTTTTTTATGACCTTTCCTATTAGAAAAATCGTAATCCATTGTTCAGCTACTCGTAATGGTAAAAGTTTAAAGCAATCGGGCAAATCATCTGCTGAAGTGATTGACAGTTGGCATAAGCAACGAGGCTTTAAGCGACTGGCGGGAGCGGTGAAAACCTTTAATTCTCACCTTGAACACCTTGGTTATCACTTTGTGATTGATGTGGACGGAACTGTTGAAACGGGTCGTCAGGTCGGTGAAATGGGGGCGCACGTCAAGGGTCACAATCTTCACTCCGTCGGGATTTGTGTGGTGGGCGGTCTTACGGCAAGTGGTAAAAATCACGCTGAATTTACCGAAGCACAATGGCACGCCTTGCACCGTTTACTGCGTGAGCTTGAAGCGAAATACCCGAATGCGAAGATTTATGGGCATCGGGATTTAAGTCCTGATCGTAATGGTGATGGCACTATTGCCCCGAATGAGTGGGTGAAAGATTGCCCTTGCTTTGATGTGTGGGAATGGTTGGATAGTGAAGAAATTGTGAATGTGGGGCATTTATATGCGTAAGTCTCTTATAGCTCTGGCAGTTGGGGCGATGGTTGTTAGTCAGTCACCTAAAAATATTTATTTAGATTTGAAGTATAGCAAGCCTTTGCCAAAACCAAAGGTTAAGAAGGATTTTATATATCATCAAAAGGGGAAAAGATGAAATTTAAAGAATTAATTACCAACGATAACGGACGCTTATCAACGACGGCGTTTATTCAGTTTTTCGGGGCGTTGCTAATGGCTGGGATTTTGGCTTATTCGGTGTATTTAGACCGTGCCAATGTTGCGGAGTTGTTTACGGTTTTTGCTTTATTTTGCGGTGGTGGCGTGGCAACAAAAGGGTTTGCTAATGCAATAGGCGGTAAACGCCAAGGAGAAAGCGAATGATGACTGTAAAAATAGTTACTCTTGTTTTATTTATTGCGTCCTGTGCTTTGTTTTGGCTTTGGTTAAAAGTTGAAAAGGCTGAAGAGCGTAATCGGAAGTTACAAGCAGAAAATCAACAACAAGCGAGCAAAATTCAGGCTCAAAAAACGGAGATCAAAAATGCACAAATTAAGCAGAAAAATCACGATGATGTTAAGCGTAGCAATGCTTCCGTTGTTGACCAGCAGTTGCACGCCCACGGTTACTTCCGTGACGACGACAGGTTGCACGGCGTTCGGGCTGATTTACCCAAGTCGTCAGGATACGACGGAGACGAAGCGTCAAGTGCTGGCACACAATCTGACCTATGAGGAGGTTTGTCATGGTAAGACTATTCAAAAAGCTCCGTAGCTGGTGGCGTGAGCGTGTTTTTAGAAAACAGAAGCCAGCTGTGGCAACTCGTCGTGATTTGTTAAAAATGGCAGTAAAACAAGGTAATCAATCCCCTGTCGGTCGAGCAAAACGGGGGCGTTATGATTGATGAGAAGCTGTTTCAGATGTTGGTCTCTTTTGTGGTTGCTCCCCTTGTTGCTTTTAGTGCCAAGGTGATTTTTGACCGCATTAACCGCAATGAGCAAAGCGTTAAAGAGTTGAAGCAAGAAATTGAGCAGAAATATCAATCTAAGGAGCTGGCTCAAGAAGTCAATAAGGGCTTAAGAGAGAAGCTAGATGATATTTTGGAAGGGCTAAAAGAAGTTAATCAAAAATTAGATAAAAAGGCGGACAAGCAATGAGTCGCAGAAAGCAAAAACAGACAGATTCGGAAAAATTAGACCTGATTTTAGAAGCGGTTACGTCAGCAAATGAAAAGATTGATTCGCAAAATGAGCGAATTGAAGCCTTGCAGAAAGAAGTCCACGCCACAAAAAAATTAGTTGATGATATGGCTCGAAAAAATCGCCGTGATGCAGTGATTGCTGGCGGTGTGGGTGGTGGCTTGGTAGCTATTGGTTTTGAGCTGATCCGTTTAAAACTAGGGGGCTAAATGGCTCACGATCCGAAAGTGAAGACTTATGTTCGCCGTTGTTATGTTTTTGAGCGTTTTACCCTTGAACAATCGGCACAAAAAGCGGGCGTGTCCTTTAATACGGCTCGCCGTTGGAAGACCGAAGCGGAAAAGGCAGGCGATGACTGGGATAAGGTTCGAGATGCTCAGGTTATGGCTGGCGGAGAGATGGACGAACTCTCGCAAAGTTTGCTGACGGGGTTTATTTTGCAATACCGTGCCACGATGGAAGAGTTAAAAGACAATCCTGAATTATCATCAAAAGAGAAAGTCGCTTTGCTTTCTGTGTTGGCGGATAGTTTTACCAAAATGACCGCTGCGAGTAAGCGGATTTTACCTGATGTGTCAGAGCTTGCGGTTGCAATGAAAACGGTAGAGCTTTTGGGCGAGTTTATTAAAGAAAAACACCCAAACTTATTCGGCGATTTTCTTGATGTGCTGGGTGATTTTGGCGAAGTGGTCGATAAAGCGTTTAGGAAAGGGAAATAATGTCTGCATTATGTTTAGTTTGTGTCTGTGTTATTGCTTGCCACGGGCAAAATGGCTGGGGATGGTTTTTGTTTGCCGCTCTACTTTTTGGGGGTAAATGATGAGAAGTAAAGAGTTTTTGCAACAGCTTTCTGCGTATGCGGAAAGTATGCGAGCGAAAATCGAAGCCGCTTTTGACGGGTGGGACGATTCACCGCAGGCGGTGGCTGAACGGCGTAAACAGGTATCCGACCCTGTAAATGGCTTGGCATTTTTTATTAATCATTATTTTCCGCACTATGTTCGCTCCCCGTCTAAATCTCAACTACACCGTTACCTTTTTGAGCGATTACCGAAAGTGTTTGCGAGTGAGAAATCTTGCCTTGAAGCGATTGCTGCTCCCCGTGGTGAAGCAAAATCAACGATAGTCACTCAGCTCTCTACACTTTGGTGTTTGGTGACGCAGAAAAAACGCTACGCCCTATTAGTGATGGACTCTATCGACCAAGCCTATCCTATGCTAGAAGCGATTAAATCAGAGCTTGAGTTTAATCAACGTTTACGCATTGATTTCCCTGAAATTGCAGGGGCTGGGCGTGTTTGGCAGTCGGGGACAATCATTACTCGGGCAAATCAGAAAGTCCAAGTGGCAGGCTCAGGCAAAAAATTGCGTGGTTTACGCCACGGGGCTTATCGTCCTGATTTGGTGATTTTGGACGATATTGAGAATGATGAACAGGTTCGCAACCCTGAACAGCGTGACAAATTGCATAATTGGCTTAAAAAAACCGTACTGCCGTTAGGCTCTGCGGACGGCAAGTTAGATGTAATTTATATCGGTACAATTTTGCATTACGACAGCGTACTTAATCGCACCCTTGCCAGTAAGGCGTGGAACACCGCCCATTTTAAAGCTGTTTTAAAAATGCCTGACAATATGGTGCTTTGGGATAAATGGGAAAACTTTTATCTAACCGAAGGGGAAGCGGTCGCAGATGCGTTTTATTTTGCAAATCAAGCGGAAATGGATAAAGGGGCGGTGGTGTCGTGGGAAGCTCGCCCTATTCTTGCTCTAATGAAAATTCGGGCAAGGGACGGACACGCTACTTTTGACTCGGAATATCAAAACGACCCTGTAAGCGGTGATGATGCGATTTTTGCTAACAGCTTGCAATACTGGACGGAGTTGCCTGATGACTTGATTTATTTTGGGGCGTTAGACCCGTCTATGGGGAAAGCCGGGGCAAGCCGTGACCCGTCGGCGATTTTGGTTGGGGGGTATCACCGTGCAAGCGGTAAGTTATACGTGGTCGAAGCCCAAATTAAAAAGCGTTTGCCTGATTTGATTATTGAAGATGTGATTAGGCTGCATACGCAATACCAGTGCCATAAATGGTTTGTAGAAACGGTGCAGTTTCAGGAATTTTTGCAGACGGAGCTGGTTAAACGCTCGGCACAACGTGGTAAGCCTGTGCCAGCTATGGCGGTTAAGCCTAACACCGACAAAATGTTGCGGATTGAGAGCTTACAACCGCATATCGCTAACGGTTTGATTTTAATGCATCGCTCGCAATCGACCCTTGAAAGCCAGCTTAGACATTTTCCGAAAGCGGATCACGATGATGGTCCTGACGCTTTAGAGATGTTGTGGCGTAATGCGGTAACAGCGTCTGCCCCGATTGAGTGGGAGTCTATAGAAGATGAAGATTGGGAATATCGGAGTAAGTGGCGACATTAATAGCGGGCAGGTAGGGACACACTGTGTGTCCGTGAAAATATGCCCTGCATAGCAGGGCAAGCATAATTAACGAGCGAGTTCTGCTTTGGCTTGATTAAGGCGATATTGCAAGCCGTCACCGACCAACCGAAGCAGGTTGGATAAATGGTAATTAGAGATTTGGTCGCTTGTATTATCCACAATTTCTAATAAGTGGCTCACGCTATACAAAGCTCCGCTTGCACAATCGAAGCCATCTAGTGTGTCTTGAACTTGAATAGGTGTGATATTCATATTGCCCCCTTATGCATTTAAGCCAAGTGAAAGTTGATTGTGTTGATTTTGCAAAAAGCGATGTGTGTTAGGCGAGTTGGTTGCTCGACGCTCTATTAAGCCTAGTTCAAACATTTTTGCTAAACGTGTGCCAAGTGCTTTTTTGCCTAAATTAAGCAATTTACTAATTTCAGGGTTGCTCAAGCCCATTCCACGATAACGCAGGATTTCTTTGGCTTCGGGATAAGCAACAAAGAAGGCTTGATGAGCACGCTCAATCAGCATTGTCGTTTGGTCTGGGTTATTGAGTAAAAATGGCGGGATTTGTGCCAGTAATTTGGCGTTTTGTTCCGCAAGGGCTTTGGCATTTTTCTCTTGCTCAATGAAATAACGGCGAGCTTGGCGACCGAGTTCGGAGCGTTCGAGCATACAAAGCTCTTTCGCCATATCAAGAGTTAGGTGGTATTCCTTGACTTCGATTTCACGTTCGCCAAAGAAGCCTTTCTCGACACGGTCAAATTTGACCGTCTCGATGAAATCAAGGTTTTCAACGAAATCATAGTCAGAAATTCGACGTTGAATCCATTTGGTAAATGCAGTTGAGATTTGAAGGCGTTCGTGTAGTTCACGAGCATTAACAAGAAGTGCAGTTTGGTTGGCGATAACGCCTTGAAAGGTAGTAATTGGCATATTGTGTTCCTATTGAATATAGACCCTATTTTGAGTAGGGCGTTCGACGGCTCAAAACTGCACAATAAACAGCGGAGTTATTCCCTTGCGGTGTTGTATTCCTCGCACCGTCGAACATTGATAAAAATGAATTTTAACTTTTACACGGACACTCTGAAGCTCAATGGCTTTCTGGTGTTCAGGCAAAAAAATAGCACGAAATAACGGTTGTGCTAGCCGTATTGTGATGCTTTTTGAGAGCAAATAAAGATTAACGCCACCCCAAAAAGAAGTCAATAACCTATGCAAAAAATTTTGTAAAAAGGAAAAAATAATGAGCAAAAAGAAAAAAACACCACAAACTAAACCTAGTTTAAAATCGGTTTCAAGCCCACCACAAACCGATTTAGCCGAAATCACCGCGACAGGACGGGTGTTGTCTGATCACCCAAGCAATTTTATTACCCCTGCGAAGATGAAGCAGATTTTTGATGATGCGGAAAATGGGGATATTACGGCTCAGCACGAGTTATTTATGGATATTGAAGAGCGTGACTCGGCAATTTTTGCGAATATTCAAACTCGTAAGCGTGCGGCGTTGGGGGTAGATTGGTTTATTCAAGCTCCACGCAATGCGACACCTGCGGAAGAAAAACTGCGTGATGAAGTTGATGAGTTGTTTTATCAGGTCGGCAATCTTGAAGACTTGATTATTGACTGTATGGACGCTGTCGGTCACGGTTTTTCTGCTTTGGAAATTGAATGGGCATTTAATGGCAAGGTGTGGTATCCGAATGCATTTATACACCGTCCGCAGTCGTGGTTTAAATGGGATAAGTTAGACAATTTACTGCTTAAAACCCCACAAAATCAAACTGGCGAACCGTTACGCCCTTATGGGTGGGTGGTGCATACTCACAAATCTCGTTCGACACAGGCAGCACGCAATAACTTGTTCCGTACGCTCGCGTGGCTGTATATGTTTAAGCACTACTCTATCCACGATTTTGCGGAGTTTTTAGAGTTGTATGGAATGCCGATTCGCATTGGTAAATACGGTGCAGGGGCAACCAAAGACGAGAAGCAAACGCTCAAGCGTGCGTTAGCCGAAATCGGACATAATGCGGCAGGCATTATGCCTGAGTCGATGAGTATTGAGTTGCATAATGCGGCAAATGCTGGCGGTGCGTTGGGCAATAATCCGTTTTTGCAGATGGTGGATTGGTGCGAGAAGTCTATTGCTCGCCTGATTTTAGGGCAAACGCTGACCAGCGGTGCAGACGGCAAAAGCTCAACGAATGCTCTTGGCAATGTGCATAACGAAGTGCGACGGGATTTGTTAGTTTCAGATGTGAAGCAACTGGGGCAGACATTTACTCAACAGATTATTTTGCCGTATTTGTTGATTAATTTCCCGAATGTCGATCCTACTCGTATTCCGACCTTTGAATTTGACACCAAAGAGCCTGCAGATTTGGCGTTGTTTGCCGAGAGTTTGCCGAAATTGGTGGATATTGGGCTACAAATCCCTGCAAATTGGGCAAGGGATAAGTTAGGTATTCCTGAAGCTCAAGAGGGTGAAGCGGTGTTGGGGCGTGTGGCACAACCGACGCAAGCGGTTGGATTGTCGGATAGGTTTGCAAAATCCCCCCTAGCCCCCCTTTTTCAAAGGGGGGAAGATGATTGTCCTTGTGGGTGTGGGGGAAAAGTCCACGCGTTTTCGGCTCAGTTTAAAACAGGGATTAAAGAGCAAGATGCGTTAGATGAAATGGTAGATGAAGCCTTAGTAGAACCTGATTTTAATCGACAATTAGATGCTGTGGTGAAGAAAGCAGTTGCGGTGGTGATGGCGTGTAGCTCTTATGATGAAGCTGCGGAAAAATTAGCGGAAGCCTATCCGAATTTAACAAGCAAAGAGCAAGAGCGATATTTAGCAAATGCACTCTTTTTAGCAGATTTATTGGGGGCTACAAATGCCGAAGGCTAGTTTTTTGCTAGGGTTTGAACCAAAAGCGGCGATTGAGTATTTGCACCAAAAGAAGTTATTGGCTTCAAAGGTATTTAAAAAAGAGTTGTATGACAGTGCGTTGGCTCGTGCGGTGACAATCAGTAAATTGACGGATTTGGATATTACTCGTGATATTTATGGCTCAATGGAAAAGGCTCGGCGTGAAGGTAAATCATTTAACGCGTGGAAAAAAACGCTTGTGGACGACCTAGAGCGGAAAGGCTGGGTTTATGGTCACGATAAAGCGATTAGTCGTGGTATTGATGGTAAATTATTGGCTGATCCGAAAACGGGTGAACATTTTGGTACACCCCGTCGTTTAAATACGATTTATCGCACGAATATGCAACAGGCGTATTCTGCAGCTCGTTATCAGCGGTATATGGATAATGTGGATAATCGACCATATTGGCAGTATTCCGCTGTGGGTGATAATCGTACTCGCCCTGCTCATCAAGCGTTAAATGGGAAAATTTATCGTTATGACGATCCGTTTTGGGCGACATTTTATCCGCCAAATGGTTTTAATTGTCGTTGTACGGTGATTGCGTTAAGTGAGCGTGATTTAAAACGGAAAGGCATTGAACAGGTAGGCTCTAGTGAAGCGTTGTTAGTGAAAGCTAAACGCCCGAAAGATAAATTAGGTAATCAAGAAGAAACCATTGGTTTTAAACTGCCTGATGGTACTGTGCGAGTCGCTGATAAAGGTTTTGACTATAACGTGGGGCGTTTGAGTTATAAGCCAAATTTGGATTTGTACCCTGAAAAGTTGGCACATCAGTTTGCGAAAGCGGAGATGAATGGGGCAGAGTTTAAATCATCTTATGAAAAATTAGCTCGCAAGGTGAGTGAAATTAAGGGTGATAAAGGGAAATTAACTGCTGAAGAAATGGTTAGAATGCGAGATCACTTGACGCAAAATTTTAAATTTGCAGCAGGTAGATTAAACCTAGAAACTCAAAAGCAGATTGGTAGTAAAGTGGCTACGGTCTGGCTTTCAGATGATACGCTAATTAAGCAATTTAATAGCCGTGAGGGGCAGGATTTTGGCTTATCTGATTATGCAAATTTACCTGATGTTTTTAATAGCCCGTTAAAAATTGAATTGGATGAGCGTGAGGGTTGGCGTTTTTATGCTGAATTAAACGGTAAGCGTTATTTTGCAGTGATAAAAGTGTTAGCTCAATATAATGAGATATTTGTACAATCGTTTAGATTGGTAAGCGATAAGCAATGGGAAAAGGTTTTTAATTAGCCGCTAGGTAGGGCTCGAACCACCTACACACAGTCCAGAGTCTGTTGCACCTCATCGCTTGCGATCCTCGAGATTATCATCGCTTTTCTAGCGGCTGTTCAAAATATACCTCTGTTTATTTTGAAAATCAATATAGGAGAACTAAAATGGAAGAATTATTAGGTGACGGTTGGGAGTCAGATTACCCAAAATCACTTACCCAAGAGGATAAGGAAAAATTGAAACAAGCACTTATGAGACGATTAGAGCAGAATGCTGATGATGCTCACCATTCTGCTCTATGTAGTTATTTACGAGCTTTTAGGATTGTTTGCGATTACCCTTTAAGTAGTCATCGTGAAGAGTAAATTGCTTCTGAGAAAATTGTTCTGCTAAATGAACAATAAATTCTGCAACATACTCCGCATTTTCCTTAGCACTCTTTGTTCGATCCACAAGCTGAGTGTTGGGGTTTTGCATTAACTTTTCTGCAAGATGAAAAGCAGAAGTTGTATAGGTGCTTTTTAACATAGTGTTTCCTTCTAGATAAACGCCACCGACATTAGTGGCGTTTTAAGTGTAGTTAAAAAATGATTGAGATCCAAACCAACGGTATTGATGAGATTATCAAAACCTTAAAACTATTAGCTTCCAAAACGGAAAATAATGCGAGTTTAATGCGAAATATTGCTGGCACGATGGAGTCTGCGGTATTAACTAACTTTGATGTTGGTGGTCGTCCTCGTTGGTTGGGTATTAAATATCGTGATGGTTCTCCGCTTATTGATACTGAGAACTTGATGAGCAGTATTACCAGTGATTATGACAAAGATGTTGCGATTGTCGGCACAAATGAAGCCTATGCTGCTATTCATCAATTTGGTGGAAAAGCTGGTCGTGGGCGTAAGGTAGATATTCCTGCCCGTCCTTTTTTAATGCTGACACCACAGGACGAGGAAGATATTTTGCAAGATGTTCAGGACTATTGGCAGTCGATTTTAAAATGATGTCTAAAATGCCCCTAAATCGCCCATAGTGACGATTTTGTTTTAGTTGGTATGATTTATCGTCCGAAATTTTTTAAAACAATTTAAAACGGTTTTAAAACGTTTTAAAATGGGTTGTATCTCTTTCGCTATACAAGCGGTCACTTTTTTTCAAAAATTTGCAAATTCCCTTTAGTGTGGAAGTTGTTCCTCGTTTTTCCTTTTCTCTTATCTCTTATTCTCTAGTCTCATTATTTTGTATGAGGTGCGTTGTGGAACGTAAATTCAAACTTAATCCGATAGCTTGCAGTTTTGAGCTTGCCAAAGAGGTCAATGGGCGTATTCAGCTTTTTCCGTTTGGTTGGTTTCATCCGCAAGATGGACGTGAGGGGGCGTTTTATGTAGGAGATTCTAACGGCTATCAATTAGCAGATGAGATCAATCAGTTAGGCATTGAGCTGATGATTGATTATGAGCATCAAACTCTCTTTATTGCGGAAAACGGCAAAGGCAATCCTGCGGCAGGCTGGATTGTGAGAGCGGAATATATTTCAGGCGAAGGCTTGTTTGCTGATGTGCGTTGGACATCTAAGGCGGCTACTGAAATTAAAGATGGGGTTTATCGCTATATTTCACCGCTGTTCTTGGCAGATGCGTCGGGTACGGTGATTAAGGTGTTAAATGCGGCTTTAACCAACCGCCCTGCATTACACAATTTGGCGGAAGCGGTCGCAATGTCTGCTCAGTTTTCTCACTTTTTAGAACCTAACGAGGATAAAACCAAAATGAAAGAACTTTTGATTAAGTTGTTTGGCTTGTCAGCTCAAGCAACGGACGATGAAATTACAACTAAGCTGACGGCATTGTCGGCAGCGAAAGGCGACAGCCAAGTGGCATTAAGCGATGTATATGCGGAGCTTGCCAAAGAACAAGGGCAAGTCGTGGCGTTGACTGCGAAGGTAAACAATCCCGATCCTGCAAAATTTGTGGCGTTAAGCGATTTGCAAGCGGTACAAACTGAGCTTAACCAGATTAAACAGCAAATGAACGATAAAGAACGTGATGCGTTAATTCAAACCGCATTATCTGACGGGCGTTTGTTGCCGGCTCAGAAAGCGTGGGCAGAAAAATTAGGCAAAGAAAATCTGGTGGCATTATCAGATTATTTGGCAACGGTGTCGCCTAACCCGGCTCTTGCGGGTACGCAGTCGGGTGGCAAAGACCCGAATGAGCAGACGCAGCAAGTGGCGTTGTCGGCTGCGGAAATGGCTGGAGCAAAAGCGTTGGGCTTAACCCCTGAAGAATACATTGAAAAATATAAAAAGGCAGGTGCGTAATGGATAAATTTAAAAAATCAGAGTTGTTAAATGCGTTAGATACGGCATTTAAAACAGAATTTAAGGCTGGTTTAAACCTAATTAAACCACAATGGGAAATGCTTGCAATGCGTATTGCATCATCAACTGCAACCAATACTTATGGTTGGTTAGGTGCATTCCCGAAAATGCGTGAATGGGTGGGTGAGCGTCAAATCCAGAAGATGCAAGCTCAAGGGATGACCATTGAGAACAAATTATTTGAATCGACGGTTGGTATTAAACGCACTGAAATCGAAGATGACCAAGTGGGATTATTTACGCCAGTGGTACAACAAGCAGGACAAAGTGCGGCGGAGTTACCTGATGATTTGGTGTTTGGGTTGCTTAAAAAAGGTAAATCTACCCTTTGTTATGACGGGCAGAACTTTTTTGACACTGACCACCCTGTTTATCCGAATGTGGACGGTACTGGCGTGGCGAAACAGCAAAGTAATGTCACCACTGGCTCAGCATCAGGCAAACCTGCATTTTATATTTTAGATGATACTAATGCGATTAAGCCGTTGATTTGGCAAGAACGCACTAAGCCTGAAATTGAAGCGAAGTTTGATCCGTCTAAATCCGACAAAGTCTTTATGGAAGATGTGTATTTGTGGGGTGTACGCGCTCGTGGTAATGCTGGCTTTGGTTTCTGGCAACTGATTCACCGTGTGGAATCGTCTGACTTAACCGCTGATGTGGTGATGGATGTGTTGGCGAAGATGCGTATGTTAAAAGGCGATGGCGACAAGCTCTTGAATATCCGACCAAGTGTGATCCTTGTTCCGCCATCACTTGAGTACAAAGCCCGTCAGCTGTTTGAAGCCGATGTGATTAACGGCACCAGCAACCCGTTAAAAGGCGTGTTAAAAGTGGCTGTGAGCGCTCAAATTGTTGAGTAGTTATTGTGGGGTGGGGAACTTCCCACCCTTTATAAATCTTAAATCTGAGGTAAATATGGCTAGAAAAGCACAATCAAAAAAAGAAAAACTAACCGCTGAGTTAAAAAAAGGTGGTGCAGATGAAACCAAAGATACAACGGGGAACTCGTTACCGTCAGATTCTGCGGATTCAGCTAATGCAACAGATGAAAAAGTGGTAGATGCAAAGGCAGATGGGGAATTAATTCAGCCGATTGCCTTTGAAATCACTCTAAAAGCGATTCACCCACAAGCAAGCTATGGGCGTTGCGGTTATCGCTTTACCAAAGAGAAAGCGGTCGAAATCCCATTTGATGCCTTAACGGGTGAGCAGATTATTGCACTTTCGCAAGATCCTTATCTTGAGCTTGTGCCGATTTGTGAGAAGTAGCGATGTATGCCGATATTAAAAGTGTGGTTTCTACGCTTGATGAGAAAACATCACTCTATGCCGATGTTGAAGATTTTGTCGTCCGTATTGGTGAACGGGAATCAATAGAGCTTACTGACCGTGATGGGCTTGGTGTTGTTGATGAAGCCTTGTTGGTTGTTGCTCTAAAGGACTCGTCTAGTCAAATTGACGGTTATTTAAGTGGGCGTTATCGCTTGCCTTTGGGGGCTGTTCCCCAAAATCTGACACGCATTTGCTGTGATTTGGCTCGTTATCATCTCACTAGTAAGTCGTCGGTGACAATGACTGAAGAAGTCGAAAATCGCTATAAGTTTTGCTTAAAAGAGCTTGAGAGCATCTCGAAAGGGATTGTCTCGCTTGGGCTTGATGAATCCTCCGTTGAGGATGTGGCTAATGGCGACAACAGCGTGCAGTTTTTTAATGGCGGTAACCGTATTTGGGGGCGTGACCAACGATGATTACCAAAATTGAGCAAGCATTGATTGAGCGGTTGCGACTTGGGCTTGGTAAGATGGTTTATTCGGTCGGGAGTTATTCTGGCGAAATTGACGATAGTCAGCTTGATGTACGCCGTTTGCCTGCTTGTTTGGTTTCTTACGCTGGCTCTGATTTTGATGCTCGTTCAGTCAATGCTAGGGGTAAGCGTTATCAAGCAACGGATACCTTTGTTGTGTTGGTAATGGCTCGCTCTATGCGTTCCGCCGTTGCGGGGCGTGTGGGTGGCGTAACATCTCAAGAAGTCGGCGTAAATCTGTTGCTTGGTGCGGTGAAGTATTTGCTGATTAATCAAACTTTAGGGGGATTGGTGTCACCTATCCAACCTAAGCGAATCCGCACTATTTGGAATAATGCGGAAGTGAAAAAAGAGAAAATCTCTGCTTTTGCGATTGAGTTTGAAATGAGCTACACCGAAAACGGCTTTTTAGAGGATGGGCGATTCCCAGAGGGTGAGGCAAGTATTGAGGCACTATTTAAGCAGTATCAGGGCAAACTTGATAAGCCATACCAAGAGCTAAATGGGTTACATAATCGTATTTTTGAGTCAAATAACAACGCCACTACCTCAGTGACGGTAGTGAGGGAGGAAAAAGATGAAAATTAAAGTAAAAGCAATTGATGGGGTACGAGTACCATTTGAGAACCACCCCCATAGCTATATCGAACACGAGCCAGTGGAAGTTGATAACTCAATATACTATCAGCGTCGTATCGCTGATGGTGATTTAATCTTAGTCACTGGTGTAGATAAACCTAAAAAAGAGAGTAAATAGGGAGGGGAATTATTATGGTTGATTTTGACAAAATCCCGAACAGTATTCGTAAACCAGGAGTATATACCGAATACAATAATAAAGACGCTGTGACCACTTTGCCTACGAATGAGCAAGAAGTGTTGATCGTTGCTCCGATGACGGCTCAAGCAACAGGAAATTATAGCTTGCCTGTCAAAGTGTTTAGTGATACCGATGCTGAACAGGCATTTGGGGCTGGCTCTGTGGCTCATTTAATGGTGCGTCAGGCTATTAAGAATAATTCACTGATTCGCTTAACGGTTATTGGATTAAAAGACCATTCTGCAGGTGTTGCTGCGACAGGGCGTGTGACTTTTACAGGGTCTGCAAGCATTGCTGGTGTGGTGCGTGTTGTTATCGGTGGGGAGGCTTATGAAATTGCGGTGGCAAAAAATGAAGCGAATACTGCCATTGTCACTCGTTTGGTGGCTGTGATTAATGCCTCTCGTTATAGTCAAGTTGTTGCAAGCGCAGAAAGTGGCGGGGTATTGCTATTGACCGCCAAATGCAAAGGTGAAATCGGCAACGAATTGATGTTATCGGCTAAACACACTGCAGGAACGTTAAGCCTTACTGCCACTGCATTTAGTGGCGGTCAACGTAATGCTCAGATTGCGCCAGCGTTAGCAAGTGTTGCAGGCAAACATTACAACGTGATTATTTCGCCATTTTCAGATGAAGAAAATGCAACGGCACTACGCCAACATTTGGAATTGATGAGCGACCCGATTGAGGATAAAGCAGGAATTGGTGTAATGGGTTGGCGTGGTACTTTTGCGACGGGAACAACGTTATCTTCTCGTTTAAATTCTGAACGTATCTCTATTGCGTGGTACAAGGGTTGTACGGAAACAAATGCGATGATTGCAGCAGGTTATGGGGCTGTGATTGCAGGTGAGGAAGATCCTGCGAAGCCTCTTAATACGCTTGAGGTCAAGGGGTTAAGTTTGGTAGACGATTCACAGAAGCCGTTATTTAGTGAGGTAAACCAAGCCTTATTTAATGGGTTAAGTCCGCTTGAGGTTGTGGTGAATCGTGTTCAGATTAGCCGCGCTATTACGACTTATACAAAATCAGTGACGAATACAGACGATCCAAGTTATTTGGATTTAACCACTATTCGTACTTTAGATTATGTGCGTAAGGCAATTCAGACTCGTCAGCGTTTACGTTTCCCACGAGCTAAAAATACACAGCGTGTTATTCGCAAAGTGCGGTCGGAAATCCTTGATGTGCTTTATCGTATGGAGCAACTCGAAATCATCGAAAACGTCGACGAATGGAAATCTCGCTTGGTGATTGAGCGTAATGCCCAAGACCCAACGTATTTGGACTTGGATATTCCTGCAGATGTTGTAAATGGCTTGCACGTTATCCGCAATAAAATCACATTGTTATTATAGGAGTAGATTATGGCTGAAGTCTTTGAAGGTTCTTGTGTCCTTGAGGTCGATGGGGTTGAAATTGATATTACGAAGTTAGATGTCAAAATCCAGACAGGGCGTAAGGTTGTTAAAACAATGAATAGCACTGGGCGAGCCAAGGGGTATGCTCAAGGTATTGAAGAGATCACGTTATCCATTACTGCGGTAGAGCCTAAAGATGGTACGGTGATTGATTGGAAAAATATCAAAGATGCCAAACTTACCAAATACCCGTTAAATAATGCGGAAAAACGGACATCTTATTTGGGGTGCTTTACCATTGAGGTGGGTGCTTCCTATACGGTAGACAATGAATCGCAAATTGATATTCAACTAGGTGCGTTGCGTGAGGTTGTTGAGTAATGAAAGTTGAGCTTTTAGGGTTTGAGTATCAAGGGAAGGTTTTTAAACAGGCAAATGTGCGTTTACTTACAATGGGTGGGCAATGTACTGCCCTTGAGATGATTGATGCAATGGGCATTGACGAAGAAAATGCCAGCCATAAAGAGACAATCTTAGTGGATATGGCTTATCTTTCTCAGCAGGTCAGTTTTGACGGTATTCCTGCAGAAATCGTTGATGCACAATTTTTATTTGAGCATTTAGCCACGGATGATTATTGGCAACTCCTTGAGGCAACATTGATGCTTAAAAAAAAGCCTATCGAAAATGGGGTGAGCCAAGACAATCTAAGCAACCGTCAGGACGGTTTGGCGTAGCGGAAGCCTTTAAACAATATCGCCAAGCGGTGATTTTGTTTGCGAAATTTGCAATTCCTGCTGATAAGGTGTGGCAAATGTCGCTGATTGAGTTGTCGGCTTGGATTGAGAGTTATTTGGAGTTTGAAGGCATAAAACAGCCTAAGCAAGCGACAGATAGCCCTAGCAATAATGTTAAACACGAAAGTTTTGTGTTTACTCGACGTGGAAAAATTGGGGCGTAAAGCCCCTTTTTTGTTGTTTTAAAAAAGGTTTAATACGAGTTTAAAAATGGCAAAAGAGATGAAAGTTCAGCTTGAGCTAAGTGCAAAAGATAATGCAAGCCAAGTAATTAGTAAGGTCGGAAAAGAAGCAGAAAAAGCCTTTAAGGACGCAGAGCAAGCAACGGTTCGTAGCAGTCAGACTCAAGTGAATGCAACAGAGAAAGTCGCTACGGCAACGCAATCATCAAATAAACGTATTGAGCAGGCTTACCGAGAAGCAAGAAAAAGTGCTGCAGATCTTGCGAGAGCGAGAGAAACGTTAGGTATTCGTTCAGAAAATGCGATACAGCAGGAAATTAGGCAAACCCGTGCAGCTTATGAGCAGTTGAAGCGGTCGGGCGTGGCTTCACAAAATGAGTTACGTCGAGCATCTGAACAGACTAAACAACGTATCAAAGAGTTAAATGCGGAGCTTGGTAAGTCTAGTTTTGGAGATAAGGCTGCAAATGTTGGGCGTGGTTTGATGAGCGTTGGGGCTGGTGTTGCAGCTGGGGCGATGGTGACAGCTCCTAAAACGATGCAAGCGGCTGACTATGATATGGCATTGGCTAGAGTTGCAGATACTGGGTATTCAGGCGGGACGATTGAAGAAAAGACCAAAGGAAAAGAAAAAGTCCATCAAGCGATCAAAAGTTCCATTACCCAATATGGCGGAACAAAAGAAGATGCCTTATCAGCCATTAATGAATTGATGGCTCAGGGAAAAGTGAAAGTTGAGGAGGCTTTAGAATTATTACCTGTTATTCAAAAAAATGCCACTGCTACAGGGGCTTCGTCGCACGAGCTTACCAATATGGTAAATTCAATGTTGGGTGCAGGTATTAAAAAAGAGGAAATTCAGATCGCTCTTGATTATATGAATGCTTCTGGAAAAGCTGGTGGGTTTGAATTAAAAGATATGGCTCAATACTTCCCACAACTTCTTGCAAGTTCTGGCGCTGATAGCTTAGATGACTTGAAAAAAATGGGGGTGCAATTACAGCAGGTTTATGGTGTTTCAGGTGGAGCTTCAGAAACGGCAACCAATTTAACGAACTTTTATTCAAAGGTAAAAGCATCTAGCACCGCTAAAAATATCGAGAACATAGAGTTTACAGATCAAAATGGCAAAAAGAAAAGTATTGATATGTCAAAATCTATGCAACATTACATCAAGCAGGGACAAAATGCCTCTGAAGCATTGCTCTCTATTATTGGTGACGTATTGGAAAACGATACTGAATATCAGGGATTATTAAAGCAATACCATTCTGCTCAGAATGGCGAGAAAAAAGCTTTAATGAAAAAGGTTTATAAGTATGTTGAAGGTACAAAAGTTGCTGAGATTATGCCTGATCTGCAAGCAGGATTAGCTGTTTATGGAATGTTAAACGATACTCAGGGAGCTGAAAATGTAAATCAACAGTACAAAATTGCAGAAAAAGGGAATTATAACCAAGAAAGTTTTGACTGGATTAGCAAACAAAGTGGATTTGCTTTTCAGGTTGCTAAAAATACAAATGAGATGACGCAATTAGAAAACTTTCAAAAAGTAAGTGATATGGCGGCGGAAGTAGCAAAACGGTACTCTGAATTTGCTCAAGATTTTCCTAATTTGCATTCTGCTCTTGTTGCCTCAACTGATGCAGTTTGGGCATTTGGAGCTGCGTTAGCGGCATTACGTTTGCTTGATTGGTTAAGAGGGGGCAAAGGCGGTAAAAGCTCTGCTATTGGTTCTGTAATCGAAACAGTTGCTACAAAAGGTAAGGGAGGACTTAAAGTCGGAGCAGGTGGCTTAGGATTTGCAGCGGTCGGTTTAGGTTTATACGGTGCAGCAGAAGGCTTTGTGCCTTATATGGCAAGACAAGAAGCCGAGAAAGAAAAGCGAGCGGAAGCAGAGAAAAAATTTAGAGAGCAACATAGTAGTAAGCCGTCGGCATTTACTTATGGGAATGCGGCAATGGGAGGCGTTAAGCCTGAGCATAATTATCACGGTGCTTATGTGATTGCAGGACGTTTAAATGATAACAAGATTGCTCAGGAGAGGGTAAAGCAAGGGTCTTTATCTGAAGCGGAGATGAAATCTCGTTTAGAACGCAATCAAGCCATCATTGACGGCGAAATTCGCCCAAGTGTCGAAGCAACTACAGGGGCTTTATCAAATTACCAAGCGGACTTTCAGGCTTTCGGGCAGTCTATTTCGATGGCGATTGAGGCTGGGCTTACTTCGCAGTCGCATACCTTGGCGAATAATATTACCCTCGAAGTTGATGGGCGTGTGTTGGCTGAATATGTCTCTAATGAGCAATTTAATTTTAATAAACGGGTGGCGTAGATGGGTGGTTGGACAATGCCTGTTCAACAGGCAAGTTTTAAAGGGGTGCAATTTGATGTTATTGCGGTTGATGAAACTTTTGATAAAGCCATCGCAGAACACACTTACCCCTTTGTTAATGGAGCTGATTTAGAAGATATGGGGCTTAATCCCCAAACAATTAAGTTGCAAGCGGTCTGTTTTGGTGAGGGGTATTACACCGATTATAAAAAATTGCTTAATGTGGTTCAGCAACGTGGGGCTGATGTGTTGGTTCACCCTATTCGTGGGCGGATCCCAAATATGATTTTGGTATCGGCAAATTTACGTCACGACGCTGAAAATGTGAATTATGTGGCGTTAGATTTGACGTTTAGGGAAGCCACGCCATTAAAACCAATTTTTGTATTTGAGCATAGTTTATTGGCGAGGATAGATCGTTATCTTAATCTTGCCGATAAGTTTATCGGTGATATGTTAGCGTGGTGGGCGAAAGGAATGGAGGTTATAGCATTTGCTCACAATGCTAAAAGTCGATTGTTATCACAATGGAGTGCGATTTTTGG